AGTTGTAATTGTAGCAACTCCTGTGTAACCTGAAACGTTTGCGTTAACTGGAGAACCACCTGCGATTAACTTTTGCAAACCATCAAATTTGTTAGTGTTTGCAGTTGCACCTGTTGCGTCTCCCTGCCATATTGCAGTTTCAAGTGGAGCAGCGATTCTTGCGTTCTTCTTATCTAAGAATGCTTTTTGGAAATCTGCATTTCCGAAGTCCTCATACGTAGATCCGGCTTTTAACGCCTCTTGTGTAAAGTACGCCTCTAAATCTTTTGGACAAATTTTTTCTTCTACTTTGATTTTACCAACTGTAATTGATCTCTGAGAGAAAGTAGTTGTTCCTGAAGCATCAAATGAACAAGACTGAGCAGCAAATACTGCATCTGTTTCCATCAATGGAATAGCTACTGAACTTTTAACGTTCGGTATAACAATACCATTTGCAAGGATTAATTGTTGTGTCTTTGCCTCAAATACTGCGCTAGTCAATAGAGGTTTAACAAGTTGTTTTGTGTATGCGGATAATCCGCTAAAAGCTAATGCCATTTTTTTATAATTGTTTAGTTAAATAAAATATTTAGTGATTTCTTTTCTTCTACTTCTTTGAAAGCATTTGAAGTTCTTACTGAATTATCAGGTGCTTGTACTGGTGCTTCTACAAGTAAAGTAGATAATTTTAAAAGTTCATCAATTACTTTGTTTGCTTTTTTCATTTTAACTTCGTAGTCAGCAAAACGTTGTTCGTATGCAGAAAACTTAATTTCATAATTAGCAAACTTCTCGCTTGTTAATGTTTCAAAAGCAGCAAACTTTGAACTCATATCTTCAACGATAGGTTCAATCATTTCTTCTTCAGGTTTAACAACTTCGATTGCAGTGATAACTCCGTTATCTCCGATGGTCATTTTAGAACCATCTACTAATTCAGCTTCGCCCGGCAATGCTGCATTACCATCTATCATAACAACACCGCCTACTTCCAATTTGTCAATCATAACTTTACCACCATCTTTTAATTCATATTCGGTGGCTTCAATCATTTTGTCAACTTCAGGTGCAGCAGCTAATTCGTTAAAATATTGCTTTACTTTTTGTAATATTTCTTTTGCTTCCATAATACTATTATATTAATTTTTAAAAACTGTTTAAAATTTCTCTTAGTTCTGCTAATTGTTTTTCGTCATCATCCATTATTTTAGATGTTTCATAATCAAACATACCTTCTACACTAAACCCTTTTACCTTACCCTCTTTAACCATCTCCCAAACTTTTTCATTCTCTACATAAAAACTACCAAACCAAGTTCCATCAGGTAATTCTTTAAATGCTTCCATTGGTTTTATACCTCTTTTAGAATCACTTATGAAACTTTCAAACATAGTAACTCCTTCTACCTGCATATCTGACTCGTGCATTATGTTTACGTTCTTTTGATATCCTTTTTTACTAAACTTAATTGCTATTTGCTTAATAGTCTCAACAGAAAATTTAACATAGTGTTCTCCAAACTGCTCTGAATTTCTATAAATTAATTGTTGAGGAATCATTAATGCTCCTGTAATAATATGTTCACTTTCAGACTGAATAGCAAAGGCGATTTTATTTTTATCTGTATAAGTTTCTTTTTCAGGATACTTAGAATATTTCTTTTTCTTATGCTTACCATAAGTTTCAGATACCCAAGCATCACAAGTTCTACTTGAAGCACATTTAAAATCAAATATCTCACAATATCCTAAATCCCCTGCTTCAATAGTATCTAAAGGATCTGCTTTTGTATCTGTTCCTAAACCTTGTGCAATACAATCTAATATTTCTTTTGACCTAATAAATGCAGCGCAATTATTACAAGTCATTGTTTTGGCTTCTTCAGGAGTGCCTCCGAATATTTTACCCTTATCTATCCAATAACCTTCATTAGGTAAAGATGGATTAGCTGGTCCGTAATTAGCAACTGTAATTGCATTTTCTCTATTCTTTAAATTAACTTTAATATCCTGTGTAGCTATTGGACATTCTAAAAATTCTTGTTCTTCTTCGTTAAACGCAAGAAAGTCCTTTTTAATTGCAGGACTGTCAACCAATGCCACAAAAGAAACCTCAGCATCATTATTCTCATCTTGATTTATTATTAAATCGTAAATAGGCAAATTCATATTTATAATATATAATTAAATAATAGTTGTTTAATTTATTCGTGCTGCTCTATTTAATCTTTGTGTTCTTTCTTGGTTAGAACTAACATCGCTTTCCAATACGTATGCTCTTGAACTTGCTACTCCTATTTGATTAATTGATTGAGTAGATAAGGTTGTTGTTTGCGCCTGTGGTGTAATTGGTGCAGTTGAACTTGATAATGATGGTGCAGACATAGAACCACCACCTGCACCGCCACTTGAACTTGCTGCTCCCGGTATCTTAGTAGCCATTATACTTTTAACCGCTTTAAATCCTGTTGCTGCTGCTGCAAGAACTGCCGGTATAGCTGCAGGATAACCTAATTTAACACCTGCAGAAATACCTAAGTAAGTATTAATTAAAGCACCACTAATTGCAAGTGCCTTACCTGCTGCGCTTTCCTTTCCTAATACATCACTAACTATGTTTAAAGTATCTACTGTTGCTTTAATCTTAGCATCTTTTGCTATTTGAGAATCTCTTGCATCTTCTTCTGCAGACTTTCTTCTTATTTCCGATAGTTGCGCTTCTGTTAATCTTGTTTTTTCTGCTATTTGATTTGCAGCATTTGCATTTATACCAACTCTTGCTGCTGCAGTTGCACTTTCAATTAGTTCTGTTTCTATTTTAGTTTTCTCTAATCCCTTCATTGTATCAACAAAGGCATTTTCTTTTGCTTGTTTATCTATTGCATTAACTGATAACTGATAACCTGCTGAATCATTTTGAAGTTTCTTAATTGCGTTCTCATTTACCTTTGCAGCATTATCTGCTTTTTTTTGTATTGCTTCAGGATCAAATACTAACTTTGAAATAAAGTCAGTAGCATTATCTGCTAATTCCTCATTAATTTTAAAATCAATTTTAATTCCCGGTATCTTATTTAATAATCCTATAAGTTTATTAATAGCAATAGATGAATATTCAAATAATAACTTTTGTGGTAAGAATACTAAATCTAATAAACCTTTTAGTAGTTGTTGATTTCTTGTAGCTGCTTGAACCTGTGCTTTAGTAGTTATTTTATCTTGAAGCATTGTAGCTTCAGTTGCTTTAATAACTGCTACTATCTGATTCTTCTTCATCATTAAAATCTCTCTCTCACTCTTACCCTGTAGTTTTAATACGTTATCTTGGCTACCAATTTCACTTAACTTTTCTTTCTCTGCTGCTAAATTCTCTTGTGATGCTTTTGTAAGTTTCTTTTGTTCTTCACTTACTCCGCTAACTGCTCCCTTGATCTCATCCCAATAGGCTACAATTGATCCTAATGCAATAACTAGTAAACCTATACCAGTTGAACCGATAGCCCCCTTAATCGCCTGAAATGCCCTTACTGCTCCATCCTTTAATAAACCAAAGGCATCTTTTGCTTCCATCAATCCGGATATACCTTGCTGCAAAGCCATTGCACTTTGTACTTTTAGCAAAGTCTTTTCTAAATCTTTATTCTCATCTCCGAATAATCCCATTGCACCTTGCAGCGCACTAAATCCTGCAGTTGCTCCTTGTAATGCGCCACCTAATGCTACAAACTTTTTATCAGGGTTAAAGGTATCTGCTAATGCTTTTGCATCGCCAATAGCATCTTTAAGATGTGCGACTTTCTTTGCTGCATTAACTGCTTCATTAGATGCTTCTCCAAATTGAGCAGACATATTAAGCAATTCATTATTAGCTTCCTTTAATTGTTTTTTAAAACTTCCTACTGATGCTTCTGCTTGTTTGGAATCAGTAGTTATTGTTAATGCAACTGTTTTTTCTGCCATCTTAATATACTTTATTTATTACTCTTAAAAACTCTGCTTTTATTGTGTCATTTGATTCTGGTGCGTAATCAGTTAATTTAATTAACCTATATAATCCACCATCAATATATTTAAAAGAAGCAAAACTCAAATTAAAAATATCGGTATCACTTAACTTAACAAAACAATTTAACAACCTACTGTTCTTATCGGTTATCTCTGCCATATAAGGACTGTAATAAATATTAAATTGATTTTGATTTAATAAGCCACCTGCTAAAGAATAAAATAATTCTCTTGTTGCTCCAAAATTTAAGTCATTACCTACTGCAACAGGACTATTAAAATGACCGGCATAACCATAATAGTTTAAAGTTATTAAAGTAGTACCGCCATCTTTTAAATCCCAATTTGTAACACCTGTAATTTTTCTTGCTTGAAGTATTCTAATATTACTATCAATTCTTTCTTCAAGGGTATTAGTGAATTTATAAATAGTGCTATAAACTTTATCTTCATCTGTTATGCTAACTAATACTGTAGGAGAAAATATTATCTCTACATTCTCAGTTTCTTTAGAAAATTCATACTCACTATCAAATATCCTGCTTCCATACCCTTCGTTATATCTCTTTCTATATAACTCATTCCAATAATCATTGTCATCTTTGTATTTAAAAGAATAGTAACGACTATTTAATTCAGACATAGGTTTTAACCTTATCGGTTTTGCTCTATCTATCTTATCACTCCAATCCTCAACACTACCATCATAATAGCTTGTATATGGCTTAATAATTAAATGCTTTTCTTCAAACCTGTTCTCATCAACATAAAGATTAAATAACTTTAAAATTGAAGCAAAGAAATCTTTTTGTAAAATGTTTGGTGGTATGCAATCATTTAAAGAAACGGTATCGCCTAAGTTTACATTTAATATAATTGGAATATCTGAACTAATGCTTACAAAACCTGTTTGATTAATTAAACTATCATAGCACATACCTGTATCATCTGCCCTTGCTTGAACTGAGAAATAATCTCCTGTTACAATAGGTTCATCTACTAAATTCACAACATAGAAATCATTTACAGTTCCTGAAAATGGTGGAACTACAGGTAGTGTTTTTACTTATGTAGGATTAGATCCTACTAATGTAACCTTTACAGTTGATTTAAACTTTACTGCTTTAACAACGAACACACCAGTTAATAATGGTATTTATATTGAAACTTTAAAGAATGGAGTTGTAATATCTTCATCTGTAAAATTTATTCCACCATTTTCAGGAACTGTAAATGATTTTTATGTTGTGAATTTAGTAGATGAACCTATTGTAACAGGAGATTATTTCTCAGTTCAAGCAAGGGCAGATGATACAGGTATGTG